GGAGATTAATTATGATGCAGACGGATGTTAAGTCAGCTCATTTAAGCGCGGCTGGTACATTGTTTAATGGGCCAACTCGACTTAAAGGATTGATTATTTGCCCAGCGGCAAGTACAGCTGCAACTATTCAATTTAAAGATGGCGGTTCTTCTGGGACTGTTTTGCTTGAGATTGATATTGCGAGCAATACTAATCCAAATACATATACGTTTGACATTCCTGGAGAGAGAATTAAGTTCAATACTACATTGTATTTGGCATTGAGTGCGGCAGTAACAGGAGTTACAGCGTTCTATGGCTGAAGCTAAACAAGCAGTTCTGGCTGGGCGTAAGCTGTTTATCGGCATCCCAGCTTATGACGGCAAGATCAATATCAAGCTTGCATATAACATTGCGGCGTTAATGCCCAAAGCTATGCAGTTTGGTATTGCCGTCAATATGGGCGATGTGTCTGGGTGCTCAATCATCACTATGGCTAGAAACCAATTGGTGCATGAGTTCCTCAAGTCAGACGCCACAGAGCTGTTGTTTATTGATTCAGATGTAATTGCCACACCAGACGATATTCTTCGTTTGATGGCACAGAGTTCAGGCAAAGACATTACGGCCGGAGCATACCCCCGTAGAGCAAAAGACCGTTACTTCTTTGCCGATCTCTACTTTGATGAAAACAAAGACCTTGAGTTTGATGGATCTCTGATGCGCGTAGAGCGCGTTGGTACTGGGTTTATGTTGATCCAGCGCCATGTTCTTGAGAAGATGGTTGCAGATCATCCAGAGTGGATGTATGAATTCAAAGATGAGCAAATCTGCAGTGTCTTTGACTTTGCACTCAAAGATGGTAAATATGTGGGTGAAGACTATTTGTTCTGCGATCGCGCGCGTGAGCATGGATTTAAGATCCATATTGATGTAGACATTAGCTTGCCGCACGTTGGAACAGATACATTTGAGAACAACTTCAGAGAAGAGGTTGTTATCCCATTGTTAGATATGGTTCGTAAGTCCAAACTGAAAGTAGCAAATGGCTAAGAGTCCAGCATGGCAGAGAAAAGAAGGCAAGAACCCGAATGGTGGATTGAACGCCAAGGGACGCGCCTCCGCGAAAAAGCAAGGCATGAACTTGAAACCTCCCCAGCCAGAAGGCGGCTCCCGCAAAGACTCTTTCTGTGCGAGGATGGAAGGGATGAAGAAGAAGCTAACAAGCCCAAAGACAGCAAAAGATCCAGATTCTCGTATTAACAAGTCATTGAGGGCTTGGAAATGCTAGATCTGAACACCGTTTGGTCTGCCACATTAACATTGTTAATGTCGGTTATGGGTTACATAGTTAACGAAAAGTTTCGTGAACTAGCCCGTATTACGATCTTATTAAACAAAACTCGCGAGGAGGTTGCCCGTGATAACGTTACTCAAGCAGAAATTGACCGCATTACAACTCACATTGATCAGCGCTTTAACAAGTTGGAAGAAAAGATTGACCAGCTTATTCGCCAAGGAAGATAATTAATCATGGTTGCTCCAATTATTGCCGCCGGACTTAGATATGCGCTTGGTCAAGGACTTGAAAGTGCTGGATTACCATCTGGTTTGGCTAATCCAAAAGGTTATTTAACAGGTCAAATTACCCAAGGCGTTGATAAAGCGCTTGGTGTAACCCCTGGTCTTACTGTCGCAATTGTTAATCCAAAAGGTGCCGCAGCTGGTGTTATTAAAGATATAGCAAAAGATGCTTTAACTGGCGGTGAAAGAGAAAACGCAATTGATGACACCAGTAATTATCGTGACATGGATACAAATGATTATGGTGGTAGTTTCAAACGTGGCGGAAAAATAAAATCCAAACCGATGTCTAAACCAAAAGCAAGCACTGCTTCACGCCGTGGCGATGGTATTGCCCAGCGTGGAAAAACTCGCGGGAGGATGGTGTAATGCCAAGCGTAAGTAAGAAACAGCACAATTTCATGGAAGCGATTGCACATTCGCCATCGTTCGCCAAGAAAGTAGGAGTTCCGCAGTCAGTGGGACAAGATTTTGCAAAAGCCGATAAAGGCAAGAAATTTTCTAAAGGTGGCGAAATGATGAATTCAAAGATGAAGATGTTTGAGAAATCAGGCAAAGACATGGAAAAGCGCGGTATGCATGAAGGCTCTAAAGCCGACATGATGCTTGATCGCAAGCAAATGATGGGCATGAAAAAGGGCGGCATGGCTGAAGGCGGCAAGTCTGATATGGCTCAAGACAAGGCCATGATCAAGAAAGCATTCAAACAGCATGATGCTCAAGAGCACAAAAGCGGCAAAGGTACAACTTTGAAGCTGGCTAAAGGTGGATTTACTAAGTCTGCCAATGGTATTGCCCAACGTGGGTTAACTAAAGCCAAACAAATCACAATGTGTGGTGGCGGCATGGCAAAAGGGAGAAAATGATGGCAACTCGTAAATTTAAACGCTACGACGAGGGCGGTGAAATTGATGAAATGTATTCAGATTACGGTCCAAAATCTGGTCGTGGATCTGCGGGTACAAGCGAAGCATCTTCTGAAATTGAATCTGAGCGCGGTGCTCCAGGAACTTCTGAAACTATTAAACCATCTAAATCGATGGCCAGTTCTGAAGCTGAAAAACCAAAAGCAACCAAAAGCGAAAAGTCTTCATCTGTTTCAATCATGAAACAAAAGCCTGTTGCTACGGCTGATACTTTTAATGCCTATGGTCTTAATAACTTTGCTAAACCAAAAGCAAAAGAAGAAGAAGCACCTAAGAGCACCTTTAAAAAGAATGCAACATCTGCTTCATCAGGTCGAAATCCTGGAAAAGATAAAGAGAAAACAGAGCCAAGTAGTTACAAAAAGAATGCTACTTATGCACCTTCTGGTCGTTCTGCCGGTAAATCTTCATCTTCTATGGGAAATACTGTAGATTTTGCTGGATCAGGTTTAGGTATGAAGCGTGGAGGTTCTGTTAGTTCCGCATCACGCCGTGCAGATGGTATTGCCACAAAAGGCAAAACTCGCGGAAAGATGTGCTAAATCATGATGGGCAGTCGTGGAATGGGAGCCATCCGTGCTACAAAGATGCCAAAAGGCGTCCGTAAAGCACGGCGTGATGACACTGACTTTACCGAGTACGCCAAAGGCGGTCAGGTATGGGATAAACCACGGCCTAAAGATCTTGGACCATCCAAGCCTTTGAGCTCTGCTAAGAAAGCCAAGGCCAAAGCGGCCGCTAAAGCCGCTGGTAGGCCTTACCCCAACTTAATTGACAACATGAGGGCTGCAAAAAATGGCTGAAAAATGGATTCAAAAAGCAATTAAAAAGCCTGGTGCTTTGCGCGCAGAGCTGGGCGTTAAAGCTGGCAAAACTATTCCAGCAAAAAAACTGGCGGCCGCCGCTAAAAAGCCCGGTAAACTTGGTCAACGTGCACGTTTAGCTAAAACCCTTAAGGGAATGAAATGACCACTACAGGAACCACAGCCTTTAATCTTGAGTTCACTGAGCTCGCTGAAGAGGCGTGGGAGAGAGCTGGCCGTGAGATGCGTACTGGTTATGACCTACGCACAGCGCGCCGTTCTCTCAACCTGATGACCATTGAGTGGGCTAATCGCGGTATCAATATGTGGACGATTGAGACTGGGACTATTAACTTAGTTCAGGGTCTTGCCACTTATGCACTACCCACAGATACGATTGACTTGCTAGATCATGTGATTAGGACGCAAGCCAACAATGCCTCGACTCAGGCTGATCTGAGTATTACTCGTATTAGTGTTTCTACTTATGCCACGATTCCTAATAAGTTGGTTCAAGGCCGTCCAATCCAAGTTTGGATCCAGCGTTTGTCTGGAGAAACAAACCCCACGGCGTCTTTATTGGCCACTTCAATTAACTCAACGGACACAACGATCACCCTTGACACGGTGGATAAATTAGCTGGATCTGGGTTTATTCGGATTGGCATTGAAGATATTTACTACACTTACATCAGTGGTAATACGCTAGGTGGCGTATTCCGTGGCCAGAACAACACAACTGCCGCATCACATACAGCTGGCGCAGCAATCTATGTTCCTCAGTTGCCGGCCATTACAGTGTGGCCAACACCAGACGGCTCACAGCCCTATCAGTTTGTGTACTACAGAATGCGCCGCATCCAAGACACTGGCTCTGGCGTTCAAACATCTGATATGAATTTCCGTTTCTTGCCAGCAGTAGCGGCAGGACTGGCTTACTACATCTCAATGAAGGTTCCTGAATTGCAGGGACGCATTGATATGCTTAAACGTGTTTATGAAGAGCAATACGCTTTGGCGGCCCAAGAAGACCGAGAGAAGGCTACATTGAGGCTGGTGCCTCGTCAGGCCTTTATTGGTGGAGGCTCTTAATGCCAACGCCGTTTGCATCAGGCAAGTGGGCTATTGCCGAATGCGATCGGTGTGGCCAGCGCTATAAGTTAAAGCAGCTCAAGGTTGAGGTTATCAAGACCAAGCTGTATCAGCTTAAAGTGTGTGAAGCTTGTTGGGATCCAGACCAGCCGCAGTTACAGCTGGGTATGTATCCTGTTAATGACCCGCAGGCTTTGTATCAACCAAGGCCTGATACGACATATGTAACGGCTGGTTTGAATGCCGCAGGCAATTTAACTGGTGGTTCGCGGGATATTCAGTGGGGTTGGTATCCAGTTGGTGGTTCTAGTGAATATGACGCATATTTAACGCCAAACTACTTGGTTGGAACAACAAATGTTGGTACAGTTACGATAACAGTTTCATAGGAGCTAAACATGGCATACACACGATCAGCTGACGGAATCGCCAAAAAGGGCAAGACCGAAGGCAAAAACTTAGGCGACAGCGGCCCCAAAGCTAAATTGCAAGAAGGCGGCAAAAAGGGCGCTGGCGTAACCGGCATGGAAATGCGTAAAGTAGGCCGTAACATGGCTCGCGCAAACTATCAAAAGCGGGGTTAATATGGCCACATATAGCAAAAAAATGATGGGCAAAGAAGTTGGTGATGCCAGCGTTTATGCTCCTCCTCACACCATGACTGGTGAAAAAGTTACCGCTAAAGAGAACCCAGGCTCTGGCGCCAATATGAGCCGTGCGGACACTGTTAATATGAGTGTTGGCAACATCAACAAATCTTCTGGTGGTAGTCCTAAGACTTCTGGCATCAAGATTCGCGGTACTGGTGCAGCCACTAAAGGTGTTATGGCTCGGGGCCCAATGGCATGAACTACACCCAGCTTGTCACTGAGGTAAGCAATTATTGCGAGAACTCATTCCCAACTGACGATATGAATACGTTCATCCGTCAAGCAGAGCAGCGCATTTATAACACTGCGCAGCCTGCTAACTTGCGGAAGAACATGACAGGCACAATCACTGCAACAAACAAGTATCTTTCAGCTCCTGAAGACTTCTTGTCTGTATATAGCATTGCTGTATACCCAGTTGCAGGCGGTGATTATTTGTATTTGTTGAACAAGGATGTGAACTTTATCCGTGAAGCATATCCAAACCCATCAACACAAGGCAAACCCAAGCATTACGCCATCTTTGGCCCAACAGTAACGTCCGGTGGAACAATTACTAACGAGTTATCGTT